ATAAGGCGTAAAAAAGTACCAGCATATCAGCAAGGTACTCATAAGCTTGACCAAATAGAATTGGAAAGAATACAGGCTACTAAAGAGCATAAAGAAAAATATCCATCTTTAATGGAACAACAAATAAAATCTGGTACATTTTATAATAATGGTAATACTACAGGAAGAAAAGAGCCAATGAAATATACTGGCACTTTAGTAAAAGGTATTGCTACAATGCATAAATCAAATGCTGTACCAGTTATATCGCAGGAAGAAGCAACTGATATTGCTAACATGAGGAGAAACTAATGATAACTATTGTTGATTTATTTATGCATATATTTGCTGGATTTATTTTAGTCATAGCAGGATTCTTTTGTTATATGTCAGCACATTGTGCAGAAGAACAAAGAAAAGGTAAATGTATAAGACTACCTTGGGAAAAGAAACGAAAAGTTTTTGATAAATCAGATATTGAGTATAGGGATGGAGATAATACTTAAATTTTCGGTCGGGCTGCATCAATGCAACTCCTTATCACCCGCAGCGGCCTGGCCAACTTATAAGGAGAAATATGGCAACTAAAAGAAGACTAAAAAATGCTGATGAAGCAATGATGGGACCACAACCAAGTTATGGAGCTCATAACTTACCGCCAAAAACTCAAAAAGATAGAATGAGTGAATGGATAAAAGCTACACGTTGGTTCTATTATTTTGAAAATAAAAAACAATCAGCAGAAACTGTGCAAGTTTATTGTACAAGAGTTCTTAACTTTAATAAAAAACAATTAGCAAATCTTAAAAAATTACCAGATTGGAAATATCGTATGAAAGCGTATCAAACAGTTGCAATGCAAAATGCTGGGTGGACTGGTTATCCATTAGATGAAAGATTAGAATATATAAATGAACATCTGTGGGCTATGGAAAAAGAAGGTGCAAAGATTAAAAAAGAACAAGATAAAAAACCTAAAGTTGTACCTATATCACCAGCTGTCAGAATGAGAAGAAAAGTATTAGATACTATTTATGCTGATTTTGATACAATGGTTATTGATAAATGGATGGACGACATCTTTGATAAAAAAGAAATTTTATTCCCTACTTATAGTTTACTACAATTACATAAAATAAAAGGTTCTGGTCTTAATATGTTTAGAGATTTAGTACAAGCAGAATACGATGTAGTATCTGATGCATATCATAAAAAATGCGACCAGGCAGTAGAAGCATATTCGCATATTACAAAAGGTAATAAAAAGAAAATGCTTGACCTTATGGATAAAATATTTGAAGACATTGAAAGAATGAGAACAAATTCTAAAGCAACTCGTACTAGAATCAAAAGGCCAAAAGCCTCTGATAAACAAGTTGAAAAATTACAATATATGACAGAAAATGTTGATGCTAAACTAATATCAATTAATCCTGTATTAGTACCAGGTAAGCATAAACTTTACATATATAATTGTAAGAATAAAAAGTTGCAAGAATACGTAACCACTGCAACAAGTGGATTTGAAATATCAGGTACTTCTATAAAAAACTTTGATAAAGAAAGCTCAAAACAAGCTACCTTAAGAAAGCCAGATGTTATATTACCAGATGTTTTAAATAGAACTGAAAAACAAATTGAAAAAATTTGGAAAACATTAACAACAAAAATTGATAACCCAACAGGCCGAATAAACAAGGACTGTATTTTATTAAGAGTATTTTAGGAGGATATATGTTATCAGTAGGAGATAAGTTCCCTGCATTCTCACTGCAAGGAATTAACGAAAAAAATGAATTTGTGAGAGTTGAAGTAGACGAAGCAGTTAACCCAATTAAAAAAGCTTGGTCAGTCGTTTATTTTTATCCAAAAGACTTTACATTTATTTGTCCAACAGAAATAGCTGGCATGGATGTTTTAACAGAGCATGCTAATGTTATTGGAATAAGTGGTGATAATGAATTTTGTAAATTAGCTTGGAAACAAGATAATCTAACAATTGGAAATATAAAGCATACTCTTGCTGCTGATTGTGGATTAGGTTTATCACATAAGCTTGGTATTGTAAACGAAGAAGAAGGTGTTCCATATAGAGCAACCTTTATATTCGATAAGAATAGAATAGTACAACACGTATCAGTTAACGCTTTAGATACTGGAAGAAATGCAAATGAAGTATTAAGAACTTTAAAAGCTTTACAAGCAGGTGGTCTTACAGGATGTGAATGGAATGAAGGTGATGAGTTTGTCGGCTAAAGAAAATCCTTTAGAGCATAAAATCATGACTAAGAAAAGATTTTCTGCTGCGGTAGAACATCTTGTAGCAAATAATAATATGTCATATATTGATGCTGCATCTTATGTTATTGAGACAAGAGCTATGGATTATAAAAATCTTAAAAAGCTATTAACACCATCTTTAAAACAAAAGATAGAAGAAGAAGCTTCAAGCTTACATTTAATCAAAACTAAACGTGGTAATAAACTACCAGTATGAAAGAAGATAAGATACCAAATACTTTACAAGCTCAAGCATTTAAAAGAGCAAAAAATCCTACATCTCTTAATGCAGGCACTCCTCATGATTGGGAAGACTTATATCAAAATACAAAACAATGGCAAAACAGTTCAGATGGTTGGGTAAAGACTATGACTGAATCAAAAGAAAATAAAGAAAGATATAATAAGTATTTGAAAAAAACTAAAAATCCTATATCATATAGAAAATGGTTAAGGGAACAAATTGATGAATGACCCATTTGAATCTTACAAATTATACAACGCACTTAAATTACATTTTGAAACAGATGGATATGATGCGATTAAATATCATTTTAAGACTTCAATAAAACCAACATCCTTTTTTAAACGAAAGGACAAGTTCTTTTTTGCCAAGTTAGCAAAGACATATGAGAATGAATTAAAAGAATTCTATATTGCTAACTTTAAAAACGACGTTAAGTATGTCGGTGATATGCTTAATGAAGGTGGCGAAAGATATTATAGAGACCATAAAAAAATTATGGAATCTTTAACGTATCAGTTTCAAACTGATATAAATAAACTAAATGATATGGATGTATCATTTGATTCTCTTTTAGAAGCAGAAGAAAACAATCATCCATTGATTATAAAATTATGGATGCAAGAAGAAATACTATTGGAAACAGTAGTTATCTTGGATTCATTACTTGGATTTGTAGAACGCGAAAACAAAAAGATTACGGACACTATTATTTGGCCGGACATCTATAGAAAGATTATGAAATACAAACCATTTGTAAAGTTTGACAGAGATAAATGTTTAAATTTATTAAAAGATACCTTTACAAAAGCATAGAAATATGTTATAATAATATATTATATTATGGATAAAGTGGATAATTCAGTAATACATTGTAAATACGGAGAAATAAAATGTCACTAGAAAATCTAAAGAGCATGCGAGGCTCATCAATCGATAAACTCGTAAAAGCAGCAGAAGCTGTATCTTCAGCAAAACCAGAAACTAACAACTATACAGATGATAGATTTTGGAAACCAACGAGAGATAAAGCAGGAAACGGTTATGCCGTAATCAGATTCTTACCAGCAAAAGAAGGTGAGGACTTACCTTGGGTAAGATATTGGGACCATGGATTTAAAGGCCCAACTGGTTTATGGTATATCGAAAATTCTTTAACTTCCATTGGACAGCAGGACCCAGTATCGGAGCATAACTCTGTACTCTGGAACTCTGGTAGGGACGAAGATAAAGCAACTGCTAGGGATAGAAAAAGAAGACTACATTATGTAAGTAATGTGTTAGTTGTTTCTGACCCAGCAAATCCACAAAATGAAGGTAAAGTATTCCTTTATAAGTTTGGTAAAAAAATCTTTGATAAAGTCATGGATGTTATGCAACCACAATTTGCCGATGAAGAACCAGTAAATCCTTATGATTTCTGGGAAGGCGCTGATTTTAAAATTAAAATTAGAAAAGTAGAAGGTTGGGTAAACTATGATAAGTCAGAATTTAGTTCGCAATCAGCTTTATATGAAGGTGATGAAACTAGATTGACTGAAGTTTATGAAAAACTTTATTCTTTACAAGATTTCTTAAAACCAGAAAACTATAAAACTTACGATGAGTTGGCTATGAAGCTTAATAAAGTATTAGGTATTGATGCAGGACACGCTCCAGCAGCAGCACCGGTAATGAACGAAGCTCCAGCAGTTGACCCTCAACCTGTTGTAGATTCTACACCAGCAGTTGAAGAAACATCTGAAGAAGATGATACACTATCGTACTTTGCTAAATTAGCTAAAGAAAGTTAATTTTAAATTAATTTGGAAAGGGAGTCGAATGGCTCCCT